GGCGCTGGGTCCGCTGCTCCGGTTTTGAGTGGGCAAAGTCCAGGGTGAAAGCCCTGGAACTTTACCTACTCAAGCTCCGGGCGGGGGAAGAGGTCGCTCGACCCGAGTGGTGGGACCCCATATACCTGGAGTACCCCACTCGGGTTGCTCGGGAAGGGCCCTTCGAGAAGTTCTCTCACATCATCCAGGCATGGAGAACCGCCCTTACCTTTTATGGAAGGGTCAAGGTATCTCCATCACCTGAGGATGTGGAGAAATTCGAGAAGGCCACCTCCCAGAGCTCGCCTCCTCTGGTTGTCCCAACGCCGGGCGGGGAGGTCCTGATTTCGACCACCGACCCAAGGGCGAAATTCCCGTTTAGGGAATACTTTGGGTTCGGAGTGAAGTCAGTCCTCCCTGAAGCCATCATAGAGGCCGTCCCGGAACACCGTAACCCGCTCTCCCTCCGCCTCTTCGATAAGAAGGGGCGACCTACTAAGGTCGGGAGAGAACTACTCCAGGATGCCTGGGTAGTTCACCTCCTCGGAGGAGCAAGCGGTCCGACGCGTCCGAGGCTATTGCCCTTCCTCCCAGTCCTACCTGGCTGGGAGAAGGACAGCCTGACGCTCGGGAAGGTGTTCTGCACGGTTCAGCCGGATGGGAAAGCCCGGTTCTTCCTTTCCCCGCCCAAGTGGGTGCAGTTCCTGTTGGAACCTTGGGCGCGTCTACTATATGATGCGCTCAAACGGATTCCTCAGGACTACACTCACCGGCAGGAGGAAGGAGCTCTGCAAGTGCAGAGGTGGCTCCAGGAGGGTCGAAAGGTTTGGTCCTTCGACCTTTCCTCGGCCACAGACCGGTTCCCTCTGGCCTTCACCCGTGCGGTCCTTGAGGACCTGTCGTTGAACAGGGCCCTCTTGGACTGGGTCGACCTCTTTTGCTGGCTTGCCCGCGTCCCCGCTCAGCCCGCCTACCCGACCAACAGTAAGGTGGTCGTCTGGCGGAGGGGCCAACCTCTGGGGACAATGCCGTCCTTTGCGGCATTTGCCCTTAGCCACCACGCCCTCATACGGGCGTTGTGGAAGAGGTTAGGTCATCCTCCCCGGACCGCTCCTTACGTGGTGGTCGGGGACGACGTGGTCATAGCGGACCCAGACCTAGCGGCGGCCTACCGGGATTTCATGACCCTTCTCGGGGCTGAAATCTCGGAGCCCAAGTCGCTGGCTGGGGCTCTTGGCGAGTTCGTCGGGAGGATCATCTCCGCCGAAGGGGTCGCGGTCAAGTTCAAGGCCCCTCTCTTGGCGTTAAGAGGGGACCTGCTTGCCCTGCGATCCCTCCTGGACCTAATCGGTCCTAGGGCCCTTCGGGCATGGCGGAGAACTCCACTGAGGGATATTGTCGCCTTGCTCCCTGGGAAGACGTATCCAGGGTGCAACCCTGGAGGTTTCCCAAAGGAGCTTGTCGACAAGTTCCTAGTGGAGTACTTCTCTCGTGAGAGAGAAGTTGATCCTCCCGTCCGGTGGGCTGTAGACCCCGAGAACGTAGTACGAGCCCGGATCGTAGG